GTTCGCATCGTTGCCTCTTTGGGCTTGGGCAAGTTGGAGGGTCTTTCAACCTTCAGAAGTTGAAGTAAAGATTGAAGAAAGAGTCATCCAACCTGAAAAAGTTGAAGCTTGTGTTTCTTTAACCAAATGGCAGGTTCAAAAAATGCTAGATTACTTCTCTGAGGATCACCCTTCGGAAATGCAAACATTTAAAACAGTTGTTAAGCAAGAAGCTAATGGTTGGCGTATTTCTTCTACTCACTTGGCCAAAGGTGCAGAAAAGTATCCTTTGCCAAATGGTAGTTTTTTTGTAATAGATGCTTCTTATATTGATCATTCTGGTGATTTTAAGTCTTGCATTGATTACGCATACAGTTATAAAGATAACCATGAATACATTGTGGTAACCGCAAAGTGAATCAACTAAAAACAAACTAATAAAATGAGATTGACATATGAGCCAACGACAGATAATTGGTCTTCCAAGAAAGACCCCAAGTTTATGCAAAGCACTTTGAGTCTTGAACATCCAATGGATGACATGACCCTTACGGATTTTATGGATACTATGGTTGTTCCCATGCTTTTGTCTATGGGTTACTCTAAAGTAAGTATAAATAGTGTCATTAACACAGAAGAAGACTATTAAAATTAATTAAAAATGAATAAATTAGCCAAAATATCATTTATCTTCCTGATTTTAAGTCTTCTTTTTAAATTCGGAGTAGAGGCATACCTTAATAGAGGAATGGATTATCCAGAAGGCCCGACAATAAACGGAGAGGAGTTGTTTGTGGATGTTTCTACGAACACATTCTATACTTCCCCAGACATGAGTACGGGTAACCTATTTACAGGTATCTCTGTTAGATATCATATGAATGGAGAAATGTTGGCTAAGGCTGGCGTAAAAGAGGGGAAACTCCATGGTCCCTTTGATAGTTGGTATGAGAATGGGCAAAAGCAAATGTCCCTCATCTGGGATAATGGTACTAAATTCCGTCGTTTTAGAGCTTACTTATCAAATGGAGATAAGATTGAGGGAGATGGTAATGAGTTAGGGCGGAAGATATTCTCTGGGGAAATAGTCCTTCAATGATGAATTGTAGATACGATAGTAGAATAATTGGTCCTAATGGTTACAAGGAATTGATGATAGCAGTCTTGAATGAACAAGATAATCCCATTGATTCCTGTTGCCATAAATTAGATTCTCCAGATATATATGATCTTATGAGTGCAGAAACAGGAGCACATGAGTTTGGAATAAAAGGTTGGAACCTAGATCCAGCAGATCAGTATCAGGGATATGCAACGAAAGTTGTGAAATGAAAAAATTATGGAGAATATGGGCTAGGACTATGGGGTGTAAGATATCAGATTCTCATATAGAGTCAGATATTGCGGCTCTTATCAGGACATTTTGGTGGCTATTACATATTACTACCTGTGGTTTTATAATCGCAAATACAATCAGACATTGGTAAAATGAAGACTCAAAGAAAATTCATCCCAATCCCCAAAGACATAGGAGATTATATTGCTTACAGTGAAGAATCAAGTACTGGGCTTGTTTGGAAAGCCGATAGGGGTAAATTAAGAGCTGGTCAAGAAGCTGGTACTCTAAATAGAAAGGGCTACTTTCAGGTTAGGTTTAAATACTGTAACTACAAGTCTCATAGGGTTGCTTATTTTCTCAATACAGGTATAGACCCAGAAGAAAATCAGATCGATCATATAGATGGTGATCCATCAAATAATAAAATTTCAAATCTTAGGTTAGCTACAAATAAGCAGAACCAAGATAACAAAAAGAAATCAATAAATAATACTAGCGGGGTAACTGGGGTTTCTTGGTGCAAAACCTCTAAGAAGCATTTCGCACATATCAGATGTTATTCCAAGACTATTAACCTTGGTGTTTTTAATAAATCCGACAAAAATAAAGCTATAGCAGTCCGTATAGTAGCAGAAACAGATCCCAGATTCAGAGACCAAGAATTCAGACATTCCCACAACGATAAACATACTCCTTCTCCAGAGATGTTAGAGTGGGCTAAACAATATCTTGAAGATAGAATAGAGAGACTTAACTGGAAAGAGAAGTATAATTTACAATAATTAAAAATTTAATACATAATGAACAAACTATTAAGCAAACTGTTTAAAAAACAAACCCCAACCATTTCTCATTGGGTCATAAACCCTCCTAGCTGGTTGGAGAGACAGGTTCAGAATCAGAAAATAGAAGATACCTACAGGGATTCACTCAAATCTAACGCCAAGGATCATCATTGGTCTGATAAGTATAGTAAGCATTTCAAGACATAATTTACAACAAAATGTATTTTAATTACTATAAACTATTATTTAATAATAAAATAGAATTTAAAAGATTCAACTATAGAGAAATACATATAAGGATATATACAAGTACCAATATAGAATAAATAAGATAAAATAAAGGTTTCTATACCTATTCATAACAAATCTAATAGAATGTGGGATAGTGGCCACCTCCCTAAATAAATAAATACGAGTAGGAAGAGAGCCAGCCAACCAAATTCAACCCTAATTCAACCAAATAAAACGTGATTTTTGGTGATTTGCGTGAAGAAACGCCAGTTTATCTTGATTTATGCAAATAAACAAGGGCGCAACGTTACGCTTTTTTTAGAAAAAACTGAAGGTTAACCAGAATTTTTTCAAATAAGTAAGTTTTGGGTAGGGGTAAATAAAAAGAATTTATACAGAATTTTAAAAAAACTAAATAAATCGCCAGTTTACAGGCAAAACGCTTAATAAGCAATGGGGCTAATCCTAGCAAATAAACGCAAATAAATGAGCCGACTAGAGTCATTTATATATTTCATTATTATCTTGACCGCGATCTATCTTATTTCCTCGGGTTAATTTTTTAATCTTTTTTATTGACTACCACCGAAGGTGGTAGTAGTATGGTGGAGTAATAGAACACATATGAGACACCAATGCCCGAACAACAAATCTGGATTTTATTTCTGATTATATTAACTATCCTATTAACCATTATAACTTAAGCTCAGGTTGTAGGTTAACGGCTTAATAAACAAATAAGCGAGGCGTTAAAACCTCGCTTTTTTTTTGGTTTTTGAAAAAAACTGGAGAATCGCTGTAACTCACTGATACTCAAGGAGTTAGCGGGGAGGCCCGCCCCAGAGCTCTAACTCGCTGATAGTCAACGAGTTAGGCGGGATTTTTATTTAACGTGTTCTTTTACAGATAGGCAGTTAAACTCCATTTCCCTTTGATCGTTAGGATCTCCAGCCTCTCCAGTCTCGACCAAGTCGATAGCCGCAGCCTCCGAAGAGGCTTCAACTTCAAACTGTAGACGGTTTACTTCCTCCATTATAACTAAGTAGTTTTTAATCTTCATCTGGCAACGGCTCCTTTCCATAGTCGAGGAAGTGTATATGCTGCCTAGCATATTGGTAAACCTTATTCATGGCCTCCTTAATCTCTTCTCTTTCTAAGTTGGCCTCTGACCAGACTAACTCTCCCAGAGGGTAGTAATCCCTTTGATGAAAATCAACATCATATAGGAGTTTAATTTGAGCTTCGCTTACAGCTTCAAACAAATCATTGTATTGTCTGCGTAAACTATCTTCGCTTGATCCATTCATGTGGACGCATGGCATTGTGTATTTTTCAATCATAATTTTAATTCTTTTTCTTTTTCCTCTTCAACCAGTTCCTCATCGATTCTAAATGAATCCTCTATGTAAGTGCTATCTATTGGCAATGGACTCTCTTCTGCGGTGATAATTGCTTCATCCCAAGATTCTGCTTCTACCACTGTGAATCCATAAACCTCCCATGAGCATGGGATTTTGTATGTTTTTTTCATAATTTAAATTCTTTCTGTTGCTTGTTCAATGACCAAGACAAAGCCTAGCTCTTTAAGAGCCTCAATGTCATAGTGAGTTAGAGTCTTTCTTCCTGTTAGTTTCTTTATAGAATTCCTTACAGATTCATTTTTTACATAAGTTAGGGTATTACCGTAAACTTCTTTTCTTTCTACTTCTATTGTCATCATATAAATTTGTTGTAGCCTTTCGGGTGAATTTGCGTAAAGCCTAACTTTCTAAATGTATCGGCTAACTTGATTGCGCCGTGTGTCGAGATAGGGATGCGAGTTTGCTCCTTATCAAAATCCCACTCAAAGGAATATTCTAAGCCTTTATAGCCATTCTCTTCCTTTCGGACACTAAAGGTTTTATTGAAGTGTCCTGTCAATTTAACTGTTGGTGTTTCGTTCATCTTTTGCTTGTTGTATTTTTTTCTTTCTGTCGATTCTATTGTGGAACCATGCGGAACCGTATCTAATGTTTTTCCTTTCAAAGAATCGATCACAGGCTTCGCTTACAATGCGAGTATTATTTACAGGCATTACATCGTACATTCCAAAGTTGCCTTGTGAGGATTGTTTTATTATATCCTTTTCCTCGATTGCTTTTAGTAAGCCTTCATCTTTGAGGGCGTGGTAGTCTCTTGATTTCATTTTATTTTTATAAAGTAATTAGAGTAAAAAATATTGTGATTAAAATTAGCGCGATTAGTACTATTTCCTGCATTTTACGGCTCCACAACAAAACCAGTTTCGTCTTTTTTAGCAAGACCTTTCTCAACCAATCCGACAATCACACCCTTGGGATCTTGAAAGCGCAGATCATTTTCATCTCCATTTACCACGGGGTAACCAAGATAAGTTTTAGGGAGTTTTTTACGGAAAACGACGGCGACGTTCCCGCCTAACGAAAGAATCTTTTTCATTCTGTCATCACTAGTTTCTTCACTGCGGGAAAAAGTGAGGTGATAATTTTTAGGCATTTTATGATATAGCCAATCCATCATTCTAGTAAACCCTTTAGTATAATCATAGAAATTCACATTTGGGAATTCTTCCATGACATTAAGAGGGCGAACTAGTTGAGGGTTCACCGTGCGACCTTTACGAACATTCTCCCAAGGAATATCTGAGGTTAGGTTAAGGCGAAAGCAGGGAATCATTTGCTTTTTACCTGCGCTAATGATCGCCTTGGCGATTTCCGTTCTAAGCTCCGACATAAAACCGAAGTTATCCTTAAAGAATCTTTTTGTTTTGTTTATTCTAGAGGTTTGCACGTTTGACATGCAACCACGGCCCGCAGTATCTAGACAAGCAGCACGACAACCTGCGCTTGCCCATTGACAGACATTGAATCCTGATTTGTTAGCGGGGGAAAGGTGGAGACCGAAAGTGCGATATCCTAGAACTTCACCTTTGAGGGTTTTGGCATTGCCTTGATTTAGTAGCTTCATAACGAAAGGATTTTGTCAGGTTTGGGTTCGGGTGCAAGTATATTTTAAATGTTTTTTTATTATTATTTAATGCTTGACAGAGAGCGGAATCCCCGTAACTTGTTGATTGATAACGAGTTAGGCGGCTGCGCCCGCCCCCGCTCGCTAACTCATTGATATTCAACGACTTAGAGTGTTTATTTTTTTATTATTGACAAAAGAAAAACCCCGCCCCCCATGCAGAGGGGACGAGGCTTGCTATGTCTACCCAAAAATTTATGCAGGGAGAACTAGGGCTGATTCTCTATCCTCATTTGATATAACCGCAGGGGTAAAATCGGCTGACTTGTCAAAAACAGATTGCATACGCATGGTGCGATTTGATATATCATGCGATCCAATACCCTTCAAAGATTCTGTCACGGCATTATAAAGAGTCCAAAGAGACCCCCCTTTAAACTCCTCATGACGAGGATTGTGGAATTCCTGAAGAGCATCTACAGCTCTTTTATTCCCGAAAACCTTGTCATTGAAAAGGTCTAAAACAAGTTTGGAAGCATCTTTAACTTCCGTGTTTTTATACTTGTTTATCCGATTTTCCATGGCGGTCCAATGAGAAGTCACTTGAGAAATGGCGGAGGTGATCCGATTGTAAAGATCATTCATAATGTAAGTAGTATGCTTGCGGGCTAGGGTGACATCGCTAGAAAAGCAGAGGTTATCACAAACCAACATTTGATTACCGACTGCAATTCCTGCAGCTAGGGACTTGTCGTGAGAATTACGAAGGCCAAGGACAAGCTGGCGATCTTGAGAGTGACACTCTCGCTTTGGATCTCCGTTCTCATCCAAAAAACTCTCCCCCCTAAGAGCGAACCCTCCGAAGTAGCGTTGTGAACCATGGGAAAGGCCGTGCTCTTCATTGATGATTTCAAGGCCAGAATCACCTATGGCTTTTCTGGTCATATCAACCAACTCGTGGTGAGCGATTGGAGTGTGGGTTTGGGTTGGCTTTGGAGTCTCGACTTTAGAAAGGACTTCAGAGCTGACTTTGTTTTTTGCGTAGATAAGCATAATTTTAGTTTGGTTAAACCGAGAGATTGTCTCTCGACAGGGGGATTATGACAGAAAATAATTTAGAAACAAGACCTTTTTTATACTTTTTTAATCTTTTTTTTCGGGCTAAGAATGCCAAATATTCTTGCAAATAAACTTGATTAAGGTTGCTTAGGTTAGAGACAAATATGCCAAATATATATTGACATGGCGCTTGCAATCTGATGATTTTTAATTTAAGCGCAAAAAGAAGCCTAACTCACTGATACACAACGAGTTAGGCGGTTGAGTGGGGCGCGGCCCGTAACTCCTTGATACACAGGGAGTTAGATGTCCATGTGCTCTGCGATTTTTTTATTGCCACGCCAAGCATGCCAGCCCTCCACGGATATGCCAGAGCAGTAGTCGGCCTTAGCGTCCCCCTCGGAGAGATTTAGCCAAGCGATCTGTGAGGCTTTTTCGGAAGCGGCCTTGGGAGAGCGCGACATGGCGACTCCTGTGTAAACCCCTGTGCTGGCGACTATGTAGTAGCTGAATTTGTACATGAGGGGAGAGTAACGGAAGAATTTATTTTTGGCAATATATTTCTACAAAAAAAAAGCTCCTTTTCAGGAGCCTTGCGGAGAGTGCAGGAAACCCTTCAGGGTTACCCATCCCAGTCTCTCCAGCATTCCTCGCCTCCCACAGTGTCCGTGCATAACTCCTGTAAGCCTTCAAGGTAGCCTTTTCGCCAAACCCCAAAGGCCATCGCCCCGTCTTTAAACATTTCTGGGATTACATAGCCACGGTAAGATTTTGGGCAAGTCATGCTCTCCTGTCCTCGGAGTCCTGCCTGATAAGCGAACTCATACAACTGGTGTGGTGTGATTGGTACCATGAAGGGATAGTAGCTGAAGAATTAGTTTTAGGCAATATATTTCTACAAAAAAAAAGCTCCCTTTCGGGAGCCTTGAAAAGCGATTAATTAGATCACTTAGTGTTTTCTGGAGTGGGGTCAGGCGTGGAGGCTTCCGCGATACGGGCGAGACGCTCGTCCTCCGCTTGCCACTCGCGATAATCCTCCTCAGAGAGTTGCTCGCGTACCTTGCGGTATCCGTCATATTGTGCTTGCAGGGCTTCCCAGTCGGTGGTGGTATGTATATTAAACATGGCCGAAGGGTACAAAAACTGTAGGGTATGGCAAGCTTTTTTATTTATTTTTTTAAAGCTATAAGTGACTGATTAGTAGTGAGTTAGCGGTCGGGGTCGGGGCTTCGCTCCTAACTCGTTGCTGATAAGTGAGTTATAAGCCATTCTCAAAGAGAAAATTAAATTTATTTAGCAATCCTGTTGCATAAGCAGTGAAAAGAAGTAATGCAAGCAAAAGGGCTAAAATTATTTGTTTTTTATTCATGCTAATTCTGTTTTAAAAGAGAACCCGCCCCCCACCACAGGGGACGGGCTATACACACAACACACCATTAAAAAAGAGTTTTCACCATTTGAATCGCGGTAGCGAAGCGGCCTTTCACTTTGGTGATACCTGCAACGTGGAGAGTGCGGAACTTGCGCTCCCCTGCGTCATCAAGGTCGCGGGTGGCAGCGATAACATAACGCTTGCCATTGGATTCTGCGAACCCGTCCAGCTGGATTTCTTCCACGAGGAAGCTTCTGATACCGTCAGACTTGACGGTGCTTTGCCCTGCATTGGCGTAGGTGACTACGCGCTTGTTAAGCTTAGATGCAAGGGCGGCGGGGGCTAGTGTATATAGGTTTTTCATCAGGGGTATTTTAAAGGTTTTGAGAGATCTTGTCGAGGATATTTCGGCGGTTTTCTGCTTTTATTTTTTGATCTTGCTCCCACTCCCGAAGCTCAAGGTTTCCAGCGATTACCATGAGCAGAGTGAGGCCAGAGAGGCAGAGAAAGGTTTTCATATTACTTAGAGGATTTGATGAGGAGTTTGGCGATCTTGTTGCTAACAGAAAGCATCCTGCGAGTTGGATTAACTGGCATTCCCTTGAATTCTGAATCAAAACGGTAGGAGAGAAGCTTGCGAGCTTGGGACTTGAGTTCCTTCTGGTATTCTTGTTGCTGTGTCATGTGAGAAGTATAGTTGAATTTTGGGTTGGGTGCAAGCACTTTTTAATCTTTTTTTAATTTAAATTCGTAGCATATTTCTGCGAGGGCTATGCCAGACCCACGACCCTTCCTTATTTAACGTCTTGCGGATCGCTTAACCGTGTTTATACTCACTTGACGAATCTTAGTCGCACCCATACTGAGCGAAACTTCCGAAAGCAAACTCCATATCTGCGTCTATCTTATCACGAGGGATAATCATTTTCTTGCCATAGTCTGGGTTAGGAACTTTCTTACCATCAACCCTCATCTCTCTCCAAGGGTTAAGTTTAAAGTAGTTCTCTCCGTCAAACTCTAATTGCATAGAGCCAGTGGCCCAATCGTGGATTCTCTTTTCTTTTGCTTGTGGTGTTTCTTTAGTCATCTTATTTTTTGTTTACTTGCCGTAGATCCAGCGAAGCTCACTGCTCCACTCCTTAACCATCTTTGCTTCGTGTCCGTTGGGATTTTTACAAGCGGCACCGATCCATTTCCTGATCATGCGCTTGAGCTTTCGCTCCCTAAGCCATTCACCTAAGTGAATACCAATGGCGAAAGGGTAAGTGAGAATTAGAATGGCTTTGCCCTTAGTGTCTTGGTCTTTGAAGTTATGTAAGTTCATAGTGTTAGTGTAAAGATTTATTTTTTGTAGTAGTTCGGGACTTTTTCATTCCAGTTGGTAGGATTAGCTTTGCGTTCTTCTTCACGCTTGACGGTTTCTTTGTAAAGATCTTTGCTAGCTTCTCTAACTCTCTGGTGGTAACTGCGGCCTGTGTTGTTTGCTGTCATGTGGGTATTATAGATTAAAAATTGATTTAAAAAAAGCTTTTTCTTCTATTATTATGCATTTATTTCAGGGTGTTCTATAACCTCATCATCGTAGATAATCCCGTTCAGGTATGGGTCTGACTGTATACCGCCAGTATATTCTTTACCCTCATAAGTGAAAGCTACTAAGTGAGTAGCCCAGCAACCATCTTGCTCAACTACTTCTCCAAACTCTATTGAGTCCTTAACTTCGCCATAGGTGATCTTTTTCATGGGGGAATTATATACAGAGATAAGATTTTTTAAAAGCTTTTTCTGTATAAAAATGCATTTTTTTAGCTGCAGAGGGGGAGGGTTTTTTCAGAATTTTGAACTTTTAAGTTGACTGGATTTCGGCGGGGGGGTGGTGTATTCTATAAACAAGTGGCCAATAGGGAGTTTATGCGTGTAACAAATAACACAAATGACGTTTGGAAATAAAAACTCATTATTGTTGGGTCATATAGAATTGACAGAGAAACAAAGTAAATTTCATAAGATAATGCGTAACCCTGAAACAAGGGTTGTATTTATTAGTGGGCCAGCGGGGACTGCGAAGACATTTTTGTCAGTATATACGGCGTTATATAAATACAATGAGGACAATCTGCTTAATATATTATATTTGAGGAGTTTAGCTGAGAGTGCGGATAAGGGGATGGGTTTTCTGAAGGGGAGTATGGATGAGAAGTTCAATCCGTATTTGGGTCCGTTAGAAGATAAATTGGATGAATTATTAAATGGTCCAGAAAAAAAACAAGTACAAGACAGGAAAGTGTTA